GAGATTCGTCTCTCCTTTCCCACTAGCATAAATGCAAGCAAACAAACGACCAAGACAGTAACATAATCATATAACATGGGCCTCTCATATCCTTTCTCACACTCACATCTCTCTTGAGAGGCCCCCAATCATTAGGAATACACCATTATGAAGTACTTACACTTAACTAAGGGAGGATCTATCATGAGACGGTTCATCATCTGGCGCACAATCACCTCGATTAATACAGACTGTCCTGAGTGTCAAGAGTTACGTGATGAGACAGATTGGGGGTACTACTGCCCCGAATGTGCAACAGGTACTGAAATTACAGATGATGATCTGTCTAAATTTACCATCTCACTACAGTCGGAATGATATTGGTGAGTGTAAGTGTAGTAATAATAGTGAATTGTGTATTTATTTTAATATGCACCCACATGATTCTCAAGTCATAACATGGAGCACAACAATGTAATTGTTGAGGATACTGATGAAATTGGTAAGAAAGTTGATAAGTGTAGGAAAGGAAAACTATGTAAAGTTTAGCTAGTTCCTTTCAAAAACTAGCATTTTATTAATAACTAATAGAGGGAAAAGTTATGGCACAACAAATGAGAATAAGAGATCAAGAGATTATCGTAAAGAAGGTAATTAATGCTCTTGACGAAAAGGGATTACAAGACTTACAAATTAAGTTTGGTACTGCTAGTGAGGTTAGGTTTCTTGAAGGAGAAGTAGAGAAATTAACTTCACTTAATGAGAAGATTGAGAAATTGAATACACAATCAACTGAATTACAAAAGTCTATTAACAGAAAAGTAGAAGATTTTAATACAGCAAGTGGCTTAGATGGAAATAATAATGGTCTTGTTGTTAATACTTGGAGCACTAATAGTGGTAGATATAATAATTCTAAAAATAAAATCTACTTTGAATTTAGTACAGATTGGTCTGTTAGAAGTGATATAGCTGACGCATTAGCTTTACAAACTCTTGGAAGTGATTTTAATGTTCAAGACTTAATAGCTAGTTTGATTGTTGAGTTTTCTTATCAGCAGAAGTGAACAATGATATTAGAAGTAAAGCAGTGGCCTGAGAGTCAGGAAGTTATGGATGATCCTGAATGGTTCTTTATTATGGATGCT